GCACATCTGGCGGCGTCAGCGTCGGCACCCTCGCCCACCTCGCCGGCCATGAAAAAAGCCGCCCGGTCATCACCTCCGAGCGGCCTTCTAAAGCTTCCCACCCACGGGAGCAAGAGCAGCTTACACCACGATCAGACAAGCTACTCAAACTCGAATCAAATGAACTTCTATCACTCCTCAGGCAACAACTAGCTGACCAACTTCGCTGGAACATCTTCACCCAGACAATCGAGCTCGACCAGAAGCCCATCAAGCACATCGACCACTTCTACCTGCAGCTGGCACAGCAAGGCGTCAAGGTCACCAAGGAGCTGGCCGCTGATGCCGTTCACGTCGTCGCACTCGAGAACCCCCACGACCCCGTTCGCGAATACCTCGAGCATGTCGCCGACAACGTGCCACCCGTTCCCATCAACACCCTCGCTACCGCCTACCTCCGCCCAGCCGATCAACCCGGCAGTCTCTATGACGCCATGCTCAAGGCGACCCTGATCGCAGCAGTTCGCCGCATATTTGAACCCGGCTGCAAGCATGACTCAGCCTGCGTCCTCATGGGGCCACAGGGCTGCGGCAAGTCCACCTTCTGGCGCAACCTCGGCGGCCTCTGGTTCAGCGATGCACTCCGCGACATCGGCAGCAAGGACGATCTCATGGTGCTCCACCGTTCATGGCTCATGGAGTGGGCCGAGCTCGATCACATCACCGGCCGCAAGCACGCGGGACAGGTCAAGGCCTTCCTCACCCAGCAGACTGACCTGTTCCGTGCGCCTTACCAGCGCACCACCGAGTCCTACCCCAGGCGGTCCATCATCGTCGGCAGTACCAACCGCGATACCGGCTTCCTGGTGGATGACACTGGCAACCGCCGCTTCTGGGTCATCCCCGTTACCGCAGCGCCGCACATCCCCGTCGATGGCCTCCTCCTTGAGCGTGATGCCATCTGGAGCGCAGCGGTTGCCTCTTACCGCGCCGGCGAACCAAACCACCTCACCCGCGACCATGCCGCACTCGTCGATCGCGAAAACGAAACCTACCTAGTGGACAGCCCATGGAAGTCCGCCATCCAGGAATGGATCACCCGCAACCTCGGCCGACCCATCACCAGTGAGCTCATCTTGACCGAGGCGATCGGCAAACCCGTGGAGCGCCAAGGTAGGGCGGACCAGATGCAGGTCGCCTCGATCCTCAGGGATCTGGGCTACGAAAAGAAGCGCTCTTGGTTGGAAGGTAGGAACAAATGGGTGTTTGTCCTACCTCTGAAATGAGGTTGGCAGGGGCAGATTCCTTGCCCCGCAGTCCTTTTACTATCCTTACTAACCTACTAACCTTTTTAATAGAGTAGAAGAGGAGGAGAGGGTACAGGGGAAATACCGTCTATGTCCTGAAGGTCAGGAGGTAGGGAGGTTGACAGGTGATGGCCCGGGCGTGCGCCCTACCCTTGGCACATGGCAACCCTCACCCTCGACATCAAGTCAGAGCTGCCCAAGGTCGTCAGGTGGACCGACACCATGACCAAGCAGCTGCCCTTTGCCATCAGCCAGGCGTTGAACAGCACCGCGTTCGATGCGCGCAAATCAATCAATGCTTCAACGCGTCAATACTTCGACAAGCCCAACCGCTTCACCCAGTCCGCTTTCTTCGTTCAGCGATCCAGCAAGCGCAACCTCGAGGCCTTGGTCTTTGCCGAGGCGGCACCAGGCAAGGACCGGGCCCGCTACCTCAAGTACGGCATCCAAGGAGGACAGCGCACGCAGAAGGGATTCGAGCGGAAGTTCCTCTCTGAGGTAGTCGGCACCCGCAGCATCCCCGCAGGTGCGCAGCTGGTGCCCACCTCACTGGTCAAGCTCAACGCTCAAGGCAACGTGTCGCTCGCCACAATCAAGCGCATTCAGAAGGGTCTGGCAACCACAGGCAATGGCACCTTCTTCATCGGTACGCCAAAAGGCGGCAACCGTCCTGCTGGTATCTATCGCAGGAGCAAAGGTCAACTGTTCCCCTACTTCCTCGCGATCGACAACCGGGCTAACTACCGAGGGCGTCTGCCCATCGCTGAGATCGGCGGGAAGGTGGCGCAGCGCCGGTTCGGCGAATACCTGCGCAGCAGCCTCTCCAAGGCGCTTGAAACCGCTAAGTAGGACAGACCCATGGCAGGCGTGGCAGAGGGGCCTTAGGGGGCCTTCCCGGGGCTTATGGGTCCCTCCTAGGCGTTTTGCCGTGGGTAGTTCGCGCGCGCAGCTTTTCTCTAGAGTTAGCGGTAACTCCCGGTTAACCTTGCTCTATGACAGACACGGCAACCCCACTTCGAGCAACGATGGCGAAGCGCATCGAGATGTGGCCGGTAGATCGGCTAGTGCCTTACGAGCGCAACGCAAGGACGCACAGCGCAGAGCAGATCTCGCAGCTTGCCGCCTCGATCGTCGAGTTTGGCTTCGTCAACCCGATCCTTGTTGACAGCAACGACGGGATCATTGCCGGGCATGGCCGCCTCACCGCGGCGAAGGATCTTGGGATGTCCGAGGTGCCGGTGGTAATCCTCGATCACCTCAGCGCTCGGCAGCGGCGGGCGTACATTATTGCGGACAACAAGCTGGCGCTAAACGCGAGCTGGGACGCGAGCTTGCTACAGGAGGAGATTGTGAGCCTTAACCTCGAGGACTTCGATCTTTCTGTCCTCGGGTTTGACGACAACGAGCTAAGCAACTTCATCGACCCTGAGCAGCTCGACCGGGAGGCACCTGAAGAGTTCTCCGAGGTCGATGACGACATCGAGACCGATCACCGCTGTCCATCGTGCGGCTACGAGTGGAGCGGGAAGACGAAGTGACTAAGCCGCCCTACCGCGTGCTAACGATGCGTGAGATCGCGGCGCTTCCGTGGAACGGCTACACGGTTGCCTCGACTTTTTCCGGCTGCGGCGGCTCCTGCCTCGGCTACCGGATGGCCGGCTACCGGGTCGCCTATGCGAACGAGTTTATCGAGGAGGCGCAGCGGACTTACAAGGCAAACCATCCGCAGAGCTTTCTTGATACGCGGGACATCCGCCAGGTGATGCCGGAGGATGTGCTGGAGAAGGCTGGCGTCGATCGAGGCGAGCTGGACCTGTTCGATGGCTCGCCTCCCTGCTCCGCATTCTCGACTGCTGGCAAGCGTGAAGCGGGATGGGGCAAGGTCAAGGCCTACAGCGACAAGGCGCAGCGGGTAGATGATCTGTTCTTCGAGTACGTCCGGTTGATCGAGGGCATTCGGCCGAAGGTCTTCGTCGCTGAGAACGTTAGCGGCTTGATCAAGGGCACAGCGAAGGGCTACTTCAAACGGATCCTCGCGGCGCTCCGTGAGCCGGGCTACCGGGTGAGCTGCCGTGTCCTTGACGCGCAGTGGCTTGGTGTTCCGCAGATGCGGCAGCGGACAATCTTTGTCGGCGTGCGCGACGATCTCGGATTAGACCCCGTGCATCCGTCACCCCTGCCCTATCGCTACACCGTTGGCGAAGCGGTCGAGGGATTGCTCCCCGGCGGCGAGGCAAAGCGGCTGAAGCCTGGGACCGACACGCACCGCTACTGGCTCGCGACGAAGCCTGGCACCGCACTCTCAGAAGCGTGCAAGGAGCTGACAGGCAAGAACAGCTTCCTGACGCACTTCAAGCAATCACCGCACCGCCAGGCAAACACGATCACGCAAGGCATGCAGCAGCTCTATCACTGGGCCGAACCTCGGACCCTGACCCTTCAGGAGCTCCGGCGGATTGGCGGCTTCCCCGATGACTTCGAGCTGACCGGTGATTTCACGCAGCGGTGGGAGCGGATCGGGCGAGCGGTGCCGCCGCTCATGATGTCCCGGATCGCCGGGACGATCGCAACCGAGATCCTCGACAGGCTTTGAGATGGACATCCCTAGCAACTGGACCTTTGAGACCCCAGGTATTGCCGCCGGCTTCGATCGTCATGTGCGCGAGCAGCTCCCTTGGTATGACCTCGCAACGAATGCGATCACGCACATTGCGCGCCACTACATCCCAGATGGCGGCTTGGTCTATGACCTTGGCGCCGCGACGGGGAATATCGGCCGAGCCATTGCGCCAGTCCTCGAGGATCGAGGCGCCAGGCTAATCGGGGTTGAGCCATCGGCGGAGATGGTCAAGCGCTACGAGGCGCCGGGCGAGATCGTCTGCGCAAAGGCGGAGGATGTCGACTACGAGGGCTTTGACCTGGCAGTGGTCTTCCTGACGTTGATGTTCATCGAGCCGCGGAAGCGGATCTTGCTGATGAACCGGCTACGCCATGCCTGCCGCCCTGGTGGGGCGATCGTGGTGTTTGACAAGCTCGAGCCGGCGGGTGGCTACCTGAGCACGGTCTTCTACCGGCTGACCCTTGCCGGCAAGCGAGCGGCTGGCGTTGCCGCAGACGAGATCATCGAGAAGGAGCTCAGCCTCTCTGGAGTGCAACGACCTATCATCGAGAGCCAGCTTGGTGGACCTGCCTACCTGTGGTTTAAGTTCGGCGACTTCGCCGGGTGGGTGATCGAGCGCCCCGCTAAAGCCCCGGACGTTTGTTGATGCGGTTGACATGAACGCCGCCGAGTACGCCAAGCACCGAAACGTCAGCAAGGTTCAGGTTCACAAGTACATCAAAGCCGAGCTGATCACGGCGGTGAAGAATGGTGGCACTTACGAGATCAACCCGGCTGTTGCTGATGCCGAACTGGATCGCAACCTGAATCAGTCCAAGGGCGGCCGCGGTGGTGGATCGGGGCCACGGGTTCAGGCGTCAAGTAGCCCGGGCATCCCGAGCTATTCCGACAGCCGCGCCATTCGGGAACGCTACGCGGCAATGATCCTGAAGCTGGAGTTTGAGGAAAAGTCCGGCAAGCTGGTCGAAAAAAACGAGCTGAAGATGCGGCTGGCCAAGCTGCACATGGCGGTGCGCGACAGCCTGCGCACAATTCCGGATCGTGTGGCGCCTATCGTGGCGGCCGAGACAGATCAGGCAAAGATCCACGCGATGTTGCTCAAGGAGATCGGGCAAGCACTGGAGGGCTTAGGCAATGCCGTCGGCGATTGACGATCTGCTCGAGGTATGTCGCGAGGCGCTGCGGTTTGAGGAGGATCTAACGGTGAGTCAGTGGGCTGACAACCATCGGGTGCTGTCGGGCAAAGCAAGCGCGGAGCCTGGGCCGTGGCGCACTAGCCGGACGCCTTACCTGCGCGAGGTGATGGACTGCCTGAGCACGACGAGCCCGGTGCAGCGGGTGGTGCTGATGGCGGGTGCACAGCTCGGTAAGACCGAAGGCGGAGCGAACTGGCTGGGCTATGTGATCGACCACGCGCCAGGGCCGATGCTGATGGTGCAGCCGACGGTAGACATGGCGAAGCGGCTTAGTAAGCAGCGGCTTGAGAGCCTCATCACAGAGACACCGGTGCTGTCGGAAAAGATCGCTCCAGCTCGCAGCCGGGATTCTGGGAACACGATGTTTAGCAAGGAGTTTCCTGGCGGGATGATGATCTTGACCGGCGCCAACTCGGCTACCGGCCTGCGCTCCACCCCGTGCCGGTACATCTTCCTTGATGAGGTGGATGCCTTTCCTGGTGACGTAGATGGCGAGGGCGATCCGGTAACGCTGGCCGAACGGCGGAGCACGACGTTCAGCCGGCGCAAAATCTTTATGACCAGCACGCCTACGGTGAAGGACTTCAGCCGGATCGAGGCGGAGTATCTGCTGAGCGATCAACGGCGGTTCTTCGTGCCTTGCCCCTGCTGCGGTGGGATGCAGTGGCTGAAGTGGACCCAGCTCAAATATCAGGACAACGACCCAAGCACCGCGCAGTACGAGTGCGAGGTTTGCGGTGAGCGGTTCTCAGAAAACCACAAGACAGGGATGCTGCAAGCTGGCGAATGGCGCGCGACGGCCCCGGGTGATGGCAAGACGGCGGGCTTCCACATCAGCAGCCTCTACAGCCCGCTCGGCTGGAAGTCTTGGCATGAGGTGGTTGAGGACTTCCTGCGCGCGAAAGGCGATGCGCCGCGATTGAAGACCTGGGTCAACACCGTGCTGGGCGAGACGTGGGAGGAGGACTATGCCAGCAAGGTCAGCGCCGATGGCCTGCTGGAGCGATGCGAGCACTTCGAGCCGGCAGTGATACCAGAGAACGGGCTGGCGCTAACGGTTGGCGTTGACGTGCAGGACAACCGCCTGGCGGTGAGCGTGTGGGCATGGGGTCGTGATGAGGAAGGTTGGCTGCTGGATCATCAGGAGATCTACGGCGACCCCTCGAGGCAGGAGCTGTGGAAGCAGCTTGACGAGGTGGCGTTGCGCGAGTGGCCGCATGTGCTTGGTGGCAAGCTGCGGCCTGATGTGGTGGCGATCGACTCTGGCGGCCACTTCACTGCGGAGGTTTACCAGTACGCACGGGAACGAGGCCGGCAGGGTGTGATCGCGATCAAGGGCCAAAGCCAGCGGGGCAAACCACCGATCGGCAAGCCAAACAAGGTGGACATCAACGCCAAGGGCCAAACGCTTAAGCGTGGTGCGCAGGTCTGGCCGGTTGGTAGCGACACGGCGAAGACGACTCTGTTCGGTCGGCTGAAGCACAACGAACCTGGCCCGGGTTACCTGCACTTCCACATGCAGACCACCAGCGAATACTTCGAGCAGCTGACGGCGGAGAAGCAGGTGTTGCGCACTAACCGGAATGGATTCCCGGTGCGCGAATGGGTGCTGCCTGCGAGCAAACGCAATGAGGCGCTCGACTGCTTGGTCTACGCATACGCGGCGCTTAATCGGATGTACCAGCGTTTTGACCGGCGGACGATGTGGGACCAGCTGGAGAAAAGGCTTGAGGGAGCAGGCAAGAAGAAGAAGCCGCTAAGATCGAAACAGCAGACCCCAACCGGGGCCACTGGCTTTGTCAGCAACTGGTAGGCCGTGAACATCCCTAGCGAGATCCGGGCAGGCGACACGATCCAGTGGCGGGATGTCCCTGGCGCCGACAATTTGGGCAATGCGATCAGCAGTTCTGACTATGTGCTGACGTACTACCTGAGGACGAACACGGCAAGCGAAGGCTCGACGGTGGTCGGCACTGCCTACGGGACCGGGTGGGAGTTCACGATTGCCGCGGGCACGAGCACGGGGTTCGATGCTGGGACATGGTTCTGGCAGGCAGTCGCGACCAAGACTGGCAGCACAGTGACGATGGGCTCGGGTCAGCTGACGGTGCTGCGGAGCCTGAGCTATAGCGGCACACCTAGCGCGGTTGATGGCCGGTCGCAGGCACAGCAGGACCTTGACGCGGTGCAGGCAGCGATCCGCGCGATCGTGGCGGGTGGTGTTGCGAAGGAGTACACGATCGGCAACCGCAGCCTCAAGAAGTACGACATGGCGGATTTGCTGCAG